CACCAAATTCTACATTGTAGCGGCTGACGTTGCTCGTGGTGATGGTTCCGACTACTCTACCTTCCACGTTATTGACGTTGAAGCGTCAGAACAGGTCGCAGAATACAAAGGTAAGATAACACCCAAGGACTTTGGTAACCTTTTGGTCGCTATTGCCACCGAATATAACGATGCAATCATAATTCCAGACAACGCAAACATTGGTTGGGCCGCAATACAACAGATTATTGACCGTGGATACCAAAATCTCTTCTATATGAGTAACGATATGAAGTATGTAGACACAATGCACCAGATGCACGGTCGTTATTACGCTGAAGAAAAGAAAATGGTTCCCGGATTTACCATTTCACAACGAACAAGACCTCTTTTAATCGCTAAATTAGAGTCTTATATGAGAGAACAGTCAATTACCGTCCATTCTAGTCGTATGTTGACCGAATTAGAGACATTTATCTGGAAAAACAGCAAAGCCGAAGCTCTAGATGGGTATAATGACGACCTTACCCTTGCATTAGCCATTGGTTTGTGGGTTAGAGACACCGCATTACGCTTACGACAAGAAGGAATTGAGTTAAACAAGCAAATGTTGGGTGGTATCTCAGGTCACCAGACCAAAGCAGTCTTTACCGCTAAAGATTACAAACCAGAAAACGAATGGAAAATCCAGATTGGTCAAAATGAAGAAGAAGATTTACGATGGTTACTACGATAACTAGATACTTATATAAAACGACAGTTATTTTAACCTAATTTAATGGTAAATGAAATGGACAGAAATACTTTAATCTCTATCATTCAGGAAGAAATTGAAGAGGTCATGAAAGAACGCGAAATGACTTCTGGTCAAGAGGATAAAAAGGAACGAATCGTAAAAGATTTAAAAAAGAAAGTTCCTTATCTCAAGAAAAAATATGGCGATAAATGGAAATCAGTAATGTATGCTATCGCTACAAAAAGTGCTATGGGAGAAGCCCTTGACCCAGTTGGAAAAGAGGATGATGATGTTGATAATGATGGAGATACCGATAGTTCTGATAAATACCTAAAGAAGCGTAGAGCTGCCATTGGTAAGGCAATGAAGAAAGAAGAACTAGACCCCGTTGGTCAAGAAGACGATGATGTTGATAACGACGGAGATAGTGATAGTTCTGACAAGTATCTTAAGAATAGAAGAAAGGCTGTAGCAAAAGCTATGAAAGAGTCAGAAGATATGACTGACAGAGAAGTTGATAATAGAGAGAAAATCGCCGATAGACTAATGAAAAAGAAGGCAGATTTCAAAAAACGTTATGGTGATAAATGGGAAGATGTATTATACGCAACTGCCACCAAATTAGCTATGAGTGGTGATACAGGAGACGAAGAATGATTAAACTAAGTGACTTATTAAGTGAAGACCACAAAGAAGTTCTTCATAAGGGGAAGTCAAAGTCAGGTCTAGATTGGGATGCCGATAAGGATAATCCTAAAGAAGACTTATCTAAGTTAGAGAACACACTTGAAACTGAAGACTTGGTTGAAATGTATGAGGGTGAAGACCTTGACGAGAGGCAGTTAAAAGGGTATATTAAATCTATACATAAAATGGCAGCCGAACTCTACAATGTTTTAGAAGATACCGATGACCCAGAAGAGTGGGTTATGGAAAAGGCAAAACAATGTGATAGTATGCTACACGCTATTCATGGTCATGTATCTTATGCAAAAGATAAGGACAGAGTTTCTGAGTTAGAAAGAGAAACCCGTGACCAAGTAAGAGAAAGAGGCTACTAAAGGATTTAATAAATGGCAGATACATCTTTATTTAGAAGATTAAAGCGCTTATTTTCTGGTCAAGCTGTAATTAGAAATATCGGTGGTAAGAAACTCAAGGTTTCCGATACATCTAAAATTCAGTCATATGGAACCAGAAACTTAATTGACCGATATCACAGAATTCACAATGCTGGTCAATATGGATTTAGTGCTCAAAGTAATTACGATATGTATTCAGCTTTCCAACAGGCTAGATTACAACTATTTCGTGATTATGACTTGATGGATAATGACCCAATTATCGCATCAGTTCTAGATATATACGCAGATGAGTCAACGGTCAAAAATCCATTTAATGAAATCTTAACAATTAAATCTGACAACGACCAAATACACGAAATCCTAACTAATCTATTTTACGACATATTAAACGTTGAATTCAATCTCTGGCCTTGGACAAGAAATATGTGCAAGTATGGAGATTTTTATTTATATCTAATGATACACCCAGAACACGGTGTTATGAATGTTGTTCCATTATCTGTATATGAAACAACAAGAGTAGAAGGTGACCTAGAAACTGGTAATCCATTTGCGGTCACCTTTAAACTTGATAGTGAACATTCTGTTGTTCAAAAGAAAGACTTTGAAAACTACGAAATTGCTCACTTCCGTCTTCTTTCCGATTCAAACTTCCTACCATACGGAAAGTCAATGTTAGAAGGTGGACGCAGAATCCACAAACAACTCAAGTTGATGGAAGACGCAATGCTTATTCATCGTGTTACCCGCGCTCCCGATAAGAGAATATTTAAGGTAGATGTGGGTAACATCCCCCCGGGCGAAATTGACACATTTATGGAACGCATTATCAATAGTGTCAAGAGACAACCATTGGTTGATGGTCAAACTGGTGACTATAATATGAAGTATAATATGCAAAACATATTGGAAGACTTCTATTTCCCAGTTCGTGGTAAAGATAGTGGAACCACTGTAGAAAACCTAAGCGGTCTTCAGTTCAATGCAATTGAAGATGTTGAGTATCTACTACACAAGTTGATGGCTGCCTTTAAAGTTCCAAAATCATTTATTGGATACGAAGAAGACACAAGTGGAAAGGCTACATTAGCCGCACAAGACGTTCGTTTTGCAAGAACAATTGAACGCATCCAACGTATCGTGGTCAGTGAACTTAACAAGATTGCTATTGTTCATCTTTACACACTTGGATATCGTGACGAAGAGTTGGTTGATTTCAGCCTCTCACTAACAAACCCATCTATGGTTTACGAGATGGAAAAAATTAATCTATGGAAAGAGAAAGCTGCCCTCGCTGACCAATTGGTTCAGGGTAGATTTGTTTCCCGTGAGTGGATTTATAAGAATGTTCTTGGTGTCACTGAAGAAGACATTATCATTGAACAGGCCAGTGTTATTGATGACGCTAAGTTTGAAGGTCAAGTTCAGAAGGTTACACAAGATGTTCTCAACCCACCACCCCCACCAGAAGCGGCTCCCGAAGGTGGTGCTCCGCCAGAAGGCGCTCCTCCCGTTGAGGAAGACGAAGATATTTACAATGCCGAAAAAGCACTTGATGATGTTGAAACATTATTAGCCACTAGAAAGAAAATGGGTAGACCACCAGAAGGTCACAAGTATGGAACCGACAAAGATAAGTTAGGTCGTGACCCACTTGGATATAAAGAAATATTGGGTGCTATGGATGTATTACCAAAAAATAAGAAAGCTGGTAAATCATACGTAGACCCAAGATTACGAGAAGCATTGAAAGATTTAGATTTAAACCTAGATACTACTGATAGTGGTTTATTAAAAGATTAATGTTTTGGTGATGATAGACAATATTTAATATATAGACTTAGTGTAGGAAGACTATGAGTATAAAACACAGTAAATACAAGAATACCGGAATACTTTTTGAATTACTAACCAGACAAATTGCGTCTGATATTTTAGCAGGTGTTAAAAACTCCAAGGCCATTCCCGTAGTAGAACGATATTTTAATAAGCACAAGGAATTGGGCAAAGAATTAATTTTATATCGTTCTTTTTTTAGTGGTAAAAAGTTATCCGAAACTAATGCTCTAGATTATATTACTGCACTAACAGAACAAAGAAAGAACTTAGATACAAGAAAGCTAAGAGAAGAAAAATATAATCTAGTAAAAGAAATCAAAGACAATTACGATTTACAAAAGTTTTTGTCAAATCGTGTTCCTTCATATAAAATTTATGCATCAGTGTATAAAATCTTTGAGTCTGCACAACAAGGATATACATACGAAAATGTTCAAGAACTAAGTGAGTCAAAATATACCTTAGTTGAGTATCTTTGTGGTGAGGTTGAAAACAAACAAATCGTGGTTGAGAGCGAGGTGGTCAATACTTTAAGAGAACAAGAAGAAGACCTAAGATTATTAACCTATAAAATGATTCTAGAAAAGTTCAATAAAAAGTATAAGAACCTAAATGAACACCAAACTAATCTATTAAAAGAGTATTTGAATAATGCTTCTGACACCCAGTATTTATTAAACTTGGTCAAAACAGAATCTATTATTCTATCAAGAGAACTAAAGTCAAAAGTTAAAAATGTGCATAATGAAGTAGAACAAATTAAATTACAGGAAGTTGTAAAGCAATTAGATGGCTTCCAAACTCTCAACCACGTTAAAAATAATCACTTAACCGCTCTAATGATTGGTTATGAACTAAACAGTCAGTTAGATAATTTCCAAAGTCATGACTGAAGAAGAATTTAGAAAGTTAGTAAGAGAGATATTAGAAGATGAGATAGAAGAAATCAGTACTACTGCTAGTGTTGCTGTTTACTCTACCCCACACGCGTTCACGGGAAATAAGAAAAAAAATAAAGACAGACAAAAAAAGACCGCCAAAAAAAGTGGTTACAAATTAGCCGAATCGGTTAACAAACTTGACGAAGCAGTTTCAAGGTATAACAGATTTAAAAATGACCAAGAAAAAACATCTCGTCAAAAGATTGGGTTATCAATAAGAGAAGCAAAAAAAGCTATAAAAGAAATAGACAGACAATTAAAAATATTAACAAGATATAAAAATGAGTTCCGATATAGCACGGACCACTACTGGAAACGTACTTTAAAGGATATTTATACTATTGAGAGGAAAGTACTGAAAATTTCCCAACGTCTCAGGGAGTTAAAATCATGAGCAAGCTTTTAGTAGAAACAAATTTTATTCAATATGATAGTAATATCATCGCAGAGGCTAGAGATGTTTCTAGACCTCTCGTTTTACGTAATGTGGTTCTACAAAGAGCTAACGCCAAGAACCAAAATGGTCGTGTTTATCCAAGAGAAATCTTAATGAAAGAAGTTGCTCGTTATAGAACTGAGTTTGTAAATGAAAACAGAGCACTCGGTGAACTTGACCACCCAGAAAGCCCAGTAGTTAACCTAAGAAATGTATGTGCCAATGTTACCCGTATTGATACAAAAGGTGACGATGTAGTTGGTGATATGCAGATTCTCTCAACACCTGCCGGAAACATTGTTCGTGAGTTGGTCAAGAACAATATTCGTCTTGGTGTTAGTAGTCGTGGTGTTGGTTCGGTCAAAAATATGGATGAAAATACATTAGAGGTTCAAGACGACTTCAACCTTATTTGTTTTGATGTTGTTTCCAATCCATCTACACACGGCGCATTCATTAACGAATCCGTAACTCCCGGTCAAGTCCAAGTTCTTATGAATCTTGATTCTCTTATTCACGATTTCTTATCCGAAGTAAGATGACAAAAACCGAAGTCCTCTCCCGTCTAGAAACCCTTAACGAAGGGTCATATACCAGAAAGGTATTAGATAAACTAGGCGATAGAATTATGGATAGTCTAGCAGAATACATTGCTAGTAATCCTGACTTTGATGTAAAGAACTTTTTTGATACTCATAAACAACTACAAGAGTTTGAGGTCTTAGAGCAACAGCTCCACCAAATGGCAGACAACAGAGTATCTGGTGAAATCAATGGTCAAATGATTGATGGTTTCTCTGCTTATATGGTGTCTAATGTGTTAAACAAATTAACCTACGAACAAAAGAAAAGTCTTCTTAAAAGACCTACCAACGAAATCGTAGCAATCGCATATAAATTAGCATCACGCACGGAGTTCTAAGTTGGACGCCGGACAGGTCATCAAGTCTTTTAAACCACAAAAGACTCTTGAACCCAAGATATGGAAAAACGATAAGTTAGACCCAAAGGTTAGAAAAGTATTGATGCGTGTCGCTGCTAATTTTATAGAAGGTTGGAAACTTAAAAACCCACCCAAAATCAAAGACATTAGATTTACAGGAAGTCTTGCTAACTATAACTGGTCAAAATTCTCAGACATTGACCTCCACGTTATCGTAGATTTTGACGAAGTGAATAAAGATACAGATTTAGTGGATAGGTTTTTCTCGTTTGCCAAATATAATTGGAACAAACAACACGATATTAATGTTGGTCCATACGAAATAGAAGTATATGTAGAGGACGATGGTGAAGACCACACAGCAACTGGTCTTTTTAGTGTAAAAGACAACAAGTGGTTAAAAGAGCCAAAACCAACTGATGCTGATTATGATGAAAAAGACATCATGGTCAAGGCTAAATACTTTTTTGACTTATACAAAATCTTACTCAATAAATTTAATAAAGGTGAGTATGATGAGGTCATCCAAGGTATAGAAAAAACAAAACAAAAAATACAAAAGATGAGAACCAGTGGTTTACAAAAAGATGGTGAGTTCTCAACTGAAAATTTAGCATTCAAAGTTCTACGTAGAACGGAGTTATTAAACAAAATGAATGACTTACTTATAAAATCAACAGACAAACAACTCGGTGAAGCCAAAAAGAGGCACAAAGGCTGAGGTGACAAATAGTGATTAGTTAATCACAAGGAGAAATTATGTCAATTACATATACTTGGACTTTTAATCCATTAGATGTGACCTATGAGTCAGCAAGTTTACAAAATGTCGTACACAATGTTCACTGGCAAGTAAGTGCTACAACAGAAGCTACATCAAGTCTTGGTGTCAGTGGTTCTTGGAATGCAAGAAACATTGGAACACAACATTTGGGTGCTGCAGATTCTGCCTCATTTACAGATTATGATAGTCTAACACACGACCAAGTATTTGGTTGGGTAACCGAATCTATGGGTCAAGAACAATATGATAGTATTATTACAAATTTGAGTAGTTCATTATATAATCAATTAAATCCCACAACTGGAAGAATGAATCCACCTTGGTAAAGGAATAAGTTATGTATGTAAAAGTTACAGGAAACACAGATGCGGATGTACAAAGAGCCATTCGTATTTTCAACAAGAAAGTTAAAGAAGCCGGAATCATTCAAGAAATTTACGACCGCCGTGAATACGTAAAACCTTCGGTCAAGAAGAAACTAAAGAAGGAAGAGGCAATTCGCCGCCGTATTCGCGAAGACAAGAAAGAACAGAACCGAAGAAAATACAATAATAATTAACGTTTTCACATTTAACGTAATACTTATTATAAGATTACACCTATTTTTAGGTGGTATTTTTTTATTGTATACCCATTAAAGATTCTAATAATCTTTCAATACGAGAGGTCGATATGGCTAGTATTACTAATGATCTTCTAAAGGAAGCAATTGCTGACGCAGAGCG